CCAAATTATCCCTTGACAAATAAAAGTCAAGCATTATATTTAAAAAATTATTGTCCTTGCAATAATGGGTCAATTGTAGGTAAGTCGACTATAAGTCATTGAATTAACCGCAATTGACCCTAACAAAAATGAAAGCATGAAATATAAATATAAGCAGCAAAAAAAATTATTAAACGTCGAAAGCAAAACAAAAATCTCTACACTGCAGAAGACGTATTATATGCTAAGATGATAAGGAAACGTATAAAACAAAATGAAGCCAAGGCAAAAGAAAAGTAGAACCTATTACTGGTTCTGGGGTGCTGCTACTGTATCAGTGTTTGCTGGACAGATCTATGTTGGAAATGGATTCCGTAGGATGGCAGAGTCTTTAGATGGAATTTCTGCTGACATCAATTTACTTGTAGAGGTTGTTACTACACCCTCACCTAAAACAATGCCAGTTCCAGATTATCACTATGACATGCCTATCTTGAGATGATATTTTGTTCATATGATTATGAATTATCTCAAGATGATACCCAGTACATTTATGATACCTATAAACAAGATAGGTTTTTGAGACCTGGTAATGGATCTTACTACACTGGATACCATACTCATCCAATGTCAAGAGCAAGGTACAAAACTGAAAAGTTTGATGACAAAAAAATTGTCACAATGTATTCTTCGTTCCTTGCAAAGTGTTTGAGAGAACAAGGTTATCCAATGGAAGATAGTATCCTATCTTATAATCATATTTGGGCTCAAATATATCTGAAGGAGAAGGGTTCAATGAATGCTCCTCATAATCACTACATATCTAAGGAGGTATGCTCTTGGATTCATTTTGTCAATGTACCTGATGATCAAGATTGTTTGTATTTTCAAATAGGAGATACAAAAGTCTACCCAAAAGAGCAGAGGTCTGGTAAACTTATATTCTTCCCTTCGTGGGCATTCCATGGGGTTGATCCAATTACAACAACAAACGAAAGAGTTGTTGTTGCAGGTAACATACTCAAACTATTATGAAAGCAGTTCTATGGTCTAAAGATAACTGTCAGTGGTGTGAGAGAGTTAAACAACTCTTTGCTCATTGCGAGATAGATTACCTAGAATATAAATTGGACAAAGACTTTACTAAGTCACAGTTCATACAAGAATTTAAGGAAGGTGCTACCTTTCCACAAGTTCAACTTGATAACAAACACATAGGTGGATGCAAGGACACACTACATTATCTTCAAAGAAAAAAGATGATCTGAACTCTATCAACAAGGGTGCAGAACTTATGATGAGGAAGAAAAGTCCATTTTCTAACTCACCTAAATTAAAGAAGAATAGGAGAAATATGGAACAAGCAGTACTTGCTCTCAGTGTAATGGTAGGAGTCCTTACACTCGGATTAGGTCTCGTAATCGGGTACTTATTTCGCTCCTATATACATGACACCACTCCACAATACTCTCACCCTGAGATGTATGATGCGAATGGAAACCCTCTACCAGACGAACTGATCGCTTTCAGATTCGATCCTGATAGAACTCACGATGATGATGACGACGACTAATTATGGCAAAACTACCAAACAACCCTTTGGTTTCTGAATTATTCAAAGCAGTTCATGGAAAGAAGACTGCTCCACAAAAAGTTGCTCTACTCAAAGAGCACAAGCGTGATGATGTGAAAGCATTATTGATATGGAATTTTGATAAGGGTATTGACAGTGCAGTTCCAGAAGGAAATGTACCATACAAAAAGAATGATTCACCTGCAGGTACAGAAGGACACACAAGACTCATACATGAGTGGAGAACCCTTTATAACTTTGTAAGAGGTGGTAATAATGGGATCTCAAACATGAGAAGAGAGACCTTATTGATTCAACTGCTAGAGTCATTACAGCAAGACGAGGCAGAGATAGTATGTCTTGTAAAGGACAAAGCATTGCAGTCCAAGTATAGAATTACTAGGTCAGTGGTAGAACAAGCATATCCAGAGATAGTATGGAGAGATAAATAATAAAAAATACTAGGTAGATGAAGACATACAAAGAGTTCATGCAAGAGAGTAGCATGTCACGCTTGAAAGCGAAAGCAGACAAGGGTGGCACTGCTGTTATGTCTGCATCAAGAGGAGACAAGTCAAGGAAGGAGAACAGTGCTAGAGCAAAACAATTAGATAAAGATATTAGAGGTAAGTTTGGCAGAGGTGCAACTAAAGTAACTGGAAAATATGATGAGAAAGATAAGAAAACTGGTGAAACCAAAAGAGTGAAGGAAAGAAGTCATGTGATACAACAAGGTAAGATGGGTAAGAGGAAGTTCAAGAAGGCAGTCAAGTCTCTAGGTAGGAAGTATGGTCAGGACTCTGTAATAACACAGCAAAAAGGATCAAAAGATGCTACACTAAAGAGAACCAGAAAGGGTGGATTGCCAAAGAGAAACATCAAACTCGGCAAAATGAGACCTGGTCGCTCTGGTGAAAACGAAACCCAGATCAAAGGAAAGACTTTTACTTATGAAGCAAGGATATGATGACTCCAACTGGAGAGAGGAGTACAAAGCATACACCACTAACAAAAAGTATCTTGAACTGTTAGAAAACGGACCTAAAAGTCTTTCTCAGTCATGGATATTACAAGCACTTTATGGTCAGTGGAAGAAGATGAAAGGATATGATAAACTAGATCCCAAAGAAAATGAAGGTCAACTACAGTCATCATTCTCAGATTTTGAAAAAAGTATCAAAAGATACAATAAAAGTTGACTATATAATGAGGGTATGCTAACATACCTTTACGTTCAACCTCATAAGAGGTCGCAAGTAAGCCGACACGGAACGGAATCGTTCATCCCATCATGTTTCATCTAGCAGCAGTTGCTACTACTCTAACTTGCATCGAAGCTCAATTACTTTTAGATAAGATGAATGAGTTTCGGGTGGAAGAAGAGACACGAGCTGAGATGATCAGCATAGTGATAGAAGAGACACCTTATTGTTGGGACGCAAATGCCGACTGAAGGAACGGGTTTAAACCACCCCTACTTTGGAGAAAGCCAATGGCACAAGTCACTTACCGTGGTGTCGAGTACGACACTGAAGAGTACAACGCAAAGGTTCTCAGCGAGAATGCACAGCGTCAGCGTCACGATTTAATGTATCGTGGACTCAAGGTCAGAAGCAAGGCAATTCCTTGCAGTTAAATTTGAGAGGGGTATTGCACCCCTCTTTTTTTATGCTATAATTTTGTCATGGATAGAGACAAACTCAAAATTATAGTCTCCGACTTGGAGATGCTACTCTCTGCACTCAAAGCAGAGGTCTACTCAGACACTGAGTCTTATAGATACTCAGACATAGAACCACATGAGATGGACTATGACGAAGAGTTCGAGGGAACATGAAAGCAAGGCTAGTCAGCGTCACTCCTGATGCTGAGAAGATGATGGCATACATTGCCAGAGTATCTAATCCAAACAATCAAGAGAACGAGAAGTATTCAGGTCTCTTGAAGTATTGCATCAAGCACAACCACTGGTCTGTGTTTGAACAATCCACTATGACACTGGAGATAGAGACAACTCGTGCTATCGCTGCACAGATACTTAGACATAGGTCATTTACATTTCAAGAGTTTAGTCAACGATATGCTGATACCCAACTCCTTGAAACAATTGAACTACCAGAATTGAGAAGACAAGACAATAAGAATAGGCAGAATAGTATTGATGATCTAGATCCGAAGGTTGTTGAGACATTGAATAGACAGATGAATACCCTATTCAGTAGTGCATTTTCATTGTATAATCAAATGCTTGAAGAGGGTGTGGCAAAAGAGTGTGCAAGAATGGTTCTTCCATTATGCACCCCTACCAAGATTTATATGACTGGTTCATGTAGATCATGGATTCATTACATCAATCTAAGGTCAGCACATGGCACACAGAAAGAGCACATGGAGATAGCAAAACAATGTGCATGTATTTTTTCAGGTCAATTCCCTGCAGTGAGTGAGGCATTAGGATGGGAACACTCTACTTAGGTCCTACACATGATCTTAGTAATATACAGGGAAAAGATACAAACTATGATCAGATAGCACACTTCCTCGCAGCAAGAAAGACTGTTGCAATATATCAGGGTAGATCTGAAGCAGGACCTAGAGCGTTAGGTAATCGATCTATATTATATGATCCACGAGATCCTAATGGGAAGGACATAGTTAATAAAATCAAGAAGAGAGAATCATTTAGACCATTTGCTGCAAGTATTTTGAGAGCAGAGGCATCTTCATGGTTTGATA